CATTTGAAAAATTATGGACTGGAGCACANCAAGGCACAAACGANTATAAACCATTTGAAGTTAACTGGTGGGATGTTCCTGGAAGAGATGAGGCATGGAAACTACAGACTATTGCAAATACTTCTCAGATGCAATTCGACCAAGAATTTTGTAACACGTTTGTAGGAACAGGTAATACTCTAATTAATGGTGAAACTCTACTTAAACTTAGAGCTAGACCATACCAACGATCTTTAGAGAGTGGTAGTTGTTTAATATACGAAGATCCTAAAGAAGATCATGAGTATATTGTGCTAGTTGATGTAGCAAGAGGTAGAGGACAGGACTATTCGACGTTTAACGTCATCGATATTACGGCCCGACCTTTTAAACAAGTCGCGGTATATCGCAATAATACTATTTCGCCCATACTTTACCCTAATATTATATATAAGTACGCGAATCTCTACAACACAGCATACGTGGTTGTAGAAGCAAATGATCAGGGACAAGTGGTATGTAATGGTTTATATTATGATTTAGAATACGATAATCTTCATACTGAATCGGCAATCAAAGCCAATGCTTTAGGTATTGAAATGACTCGTAAAGTTAAACGTATTGGTTGTTCTGCAATTAAAGATATACTAGAAAATAGTAAATTAGATATATTTGACGAACAGACAGTATTAGAGATTTCGACGTTTGTTGCAAGTGGAACTTCATATGAAGCATCTAACGGCAATCATGACGATCTCATGATGAACCTAGTAATGTTTGGATATTTTGTATCAACTCAGTTTTTTACTGATATGACCAATATTGATCTTAAGCAAATGATGTTTCATGATAAAATGTTGCAGATTGAGCAAGATGTTCCGCCATTTGGTATCATTGACAATGGATTGGATTATATAGACCAGATAGAAAACCAAGATACTAATTGGGGAGATGGCTGGCATAATATTGGATTCAATCCGAGCGGCGACGAAGGCTGGTAATACTAAGAATTAAGTTTGTATAAATACTAGTATTGAAGATATTATCCGTATTATGTTGCTTATTATTCGCTAACGAAAAAGGAAAAAGTTATGGCATTCTCAACACCATCACAGTCTCCTGCAGTAACTATCAGAGAAATTGACCTAACTGGCGTAGCGCCAAATGTTAGCACTTCTACTGGAGCAACTGTAGGCAACTTCCGTTGGGGTCCAGCAAATCAACGCACTTTAGTATCAGGTGAATCTGAACTAATTAGCCTTTTTGCTGCTCCTAACGAATCAACTGCAGTAGATTTTCATTCTGCAGCATATTTTTTAAAGTACTCAGATGCTTTATACATTGTCCGCGGTAACAACGGCGGTCTTAACGCACACTCTGCAACGGTTTCTTTGACAACTGACGCAGCGGCTATTGATAACCGAAATGATTGGGATCAGAGCAAGGTTGGTATGGGAGAATCAGGTGTAAAAATCGGTTCTTTTGTTGCCAAATACCCTGGCTCATTAGGAAACTCCCTTTCTGTGTCATTCTGTCCAGCTGGTGGAACTTTCTCCACTTGGGCTTGGAAGAATGCATTCGATGGTGCTCCATCAACATCTGCCTGGGCTGCTGCTCATGGCGGTTCAAATGATGAAATGCACGTAGTAGTTATCGACCGCTTAGGTCATTTCACTGGTAACCCAGGCGGAATCTTAGAAGTATTCCCATATGTCTCTATGGCAAAAGGCGCAGTGACTCCAGATGGTTCACCTAATTACGTTTCTGACGTATTGAACAATGGATCAGCCTTTATTTGGAATGCTTACTTCGGTGATGATAATGCGTTCGGCAGTGCATATGAAGATCTTGGTACTCTTATTGGTTCAGTAACTTCTGCAGACAGTCCAGTTGATTTTGCAATCTCTGGTTGGACTAACGCACTTTCAACAATGGATCTTAAAGGTGGCGTTGAATCTAGCGCATTAACTTTAGGTACATATATTGGTGCATTTAGTCAATTTGAAGATGCTGATCAGGTGATTGTTGATTTCCTAATTTGTCCTCAGCAAGTACTTGCTGCAGATGCTACAGCACTAGTTAATCATGTAACTGGTATTGCTGTAGATCGTAAAGACTGTATTGCAGTTGCTTCTCCTAACAGAGCAGCGATTGTCGGTAATGTTTCTAACCAAGTAACAGATACAGTAGCGTTCGCGGATACATTAACTCCAACATCATACTTAGTAGTTGATAACAACTTTATTAAAGTGTTTGACAAGTATAATGATAACTATATCTTCATCCCAGCCGCTTCTTCAACTGCAGGCGTTATGGCTGCAACTGATAAAGTGTCTGCACCATGGTTCTCTCCTGCAGGTCAGAGACGTGGACAATATTTAGGCGTTACCGATTTAGCAAGTAACCCTACAAAATCTCAAAGAGACACTCTTTACCGTTCAGCAGTTAACCCAATTGCAAACATTCCTGGCCAAGGAGTTATCTTGTTCGGCGATAAGACTCACCAATTGCGTCCATCAGCATTTGACCGTATTAACGTACGTCGATTGTTCTTGACCATTGAGCGAGTTATCGGTCAAGCTGGTAAAAACGTAATGTTCGAATTTAACGACGAGTTTACTCGTGCTGAATTTGTTAATATCGTTGAACCAGTATTGAGAGAAATCAAAGGTCGTCGTGGTATTACCGACTTCAAAGTTGTTTGTGATGAAACAAATAACACTGGGGCAGTTATCGACCGTAACGAATTTGTTGCTTCTATCTTTATTAAGCCAGCACGTTCAATCAACTACGTAACTTTAAACTTTATAGCAGTTAGAACTGGTATAGAATTTGAAGAAGTAGTTGGCACAGTATAAGGAGATTATATAATGTCACTAAGAGTAGATGATTTTAAATCAAAATTAAAAGGTGGTGGCGCACGCCCGAACCTTTTTAGAGCTACCCTGAACTTCCCTGCTTATGCTGGTGGAGACGTCGAATTGACTTCTTTTCTATGTAAAGCAGCACAGTTGCCAGCATCAGTCATGGGCTTTATTGAAGTTCCTTTTCGTGGACGTACGCTGAAGATTGCTGGAGACCGTACATTTGAGGTTTGGTCTCCTACAATTATTAACGATACTGACTTCAGTACGCGTAATGCAATGGAGCGTTGGATGAATGGTATTAATGCACATAGTGCAAATACCGGTTTAACCGATCCTATTGATTACCAAGCAGATTTGTTTGTTGAACAATTGGATAAAGACGGTTCAGTACTTAAAACTTATAACTTCCGTGGATGTTTCCCAACTAATCTAAGTGCTATTGAACTTAGTTACGATACTGTTGATACTCTAGAAGAGTTTACAGTAGAGTTCCAAGTCCAGTACTGGGAATCAGATACAACGAGTTAAAGTTGATATAAGTATACTATACAGAGGGATCACATTGGTCCCTCTGCATTTTTATTATAGGAATTTGGACTAAATGGCAGATAATAACAACGGCATCAAGTTGTTTGGTTTTGAAATAACACGATCAAAACCGGCACGGGCTGAAGAAAAGAAATTAAAATCTATAGTACCCACGATTGATGAAGATGGTGCAGGTTACGTAACTGCGTCAGGTTCTCACTTTGGCCAATATATTGATTTTAATGGAGATACTGCTAAAGATAACCATCAGCTTATTAAAAAGTATCGTGGTATTGCGGAGCATCCGGAAGTAGATGCTGCAATTGAAGATATTGTTAATGAAGCTATTGTAGCATCAGAATTAGAATCATCAGTAACTCTAGATTTAGATAAGATCGAAGACTTGTCAGATAGCATCAGAAAAACGATGCAAGAAGAATTTGATGAGATTTGTTCTATGCTTAATTTTTCTGATCACGGTCATGATATATTCCGTAACTGGTATATTGATGGACGTATCTATCATCACTTGGTTGTGAATGAAAGCAACCTCAAGGCTGGTATTCAAGAAATCCGGCCAGTAGACTCTACGAAAATTCGTAAAGTTCGCGAAGTAGAACACAAAAAGGATCCGGTTACCGGCGCTAAAGTAGTTGATAAAATTAATGAGTTTTACATTTATCAAGAAAAGCAAGGTCAACCACAAGGTATCCGCATAACTCCTGACTCTATTTCTTATGTTACATCAGGTCTATTAGACACTGATAAGAAAAAAGTTATCTCATATCTGCATAAGGCTATTAAGCCTATTAATCAACTCCGCATGATGGAAGATTCTTTGGTAATCTACCGTCTTGCTCGAGCTCCTGAACGAAGAATCTTTTATATAGACGTAGGTAATTTGCCTAAGGGTAAAGCCGAAGAGCATATGAAAGATATTATGACTCGTTATAGAAATAAACTAGTATATGATGCTAGCACCGGAGAAATGAAAGACGACCGGAAGCATATGTCTATGCTAGAAGATTTCTGGTTACCGCGTAGAGAAGGCGGCCGTGGAACAGAAATAAGCACATTGCCTGGCGGTGAAAACTTAGGTCAAATTGACGACATCGTATATTTTCAAAAGAAAGTATACAGATCTCTCAATGTTCCATCAGGAAGATTGGAACAGGAAAATACCTTTAGTCTTGGTCGTGCCACAGAAATTACAAGGGACGAAGTAAAGTTCCAGAAGTTTATTGATAGACTTCGTAAGAAATTCAGTAATTTGTTTTTAGGAATATTAAAGAAACAATTGCTTTTAAAGTCCATTATTACCGAACAAGATTGGGAAAAATGGAAAAACGATATCAATGTTGATTTTATCCGTGATAACCATTTCACTGAATTAAAAGAATCTGAAATATTGAGAGAAAGACTTCAGACTATGGATCAAGTTTCACAGTATGTTGGCGAATACTTCTCTAGAGAGTGGGTATTGAAAAACATCATGAGATTTGGTGATGATGATATTGAAGAAATGAAGAAACAAGTTGAAGCCGAAAATGCTGCCGGTGGAGACTCGAACGAAGAAGATATATAATAGATTGAATTATAGGAGAGTTGTAAATGAGCACTGAATTTGGTATTGATGCGTTTATTGATGCAGTTAATAATAAAGAGTACAACGATGCTGAAAAAGCATTTGCCGATTTAATGGCAGATAAAGTATCTCAGGCACTAGAAGCCGAAAAAATGAATGTTGCACAAGACGTATATGACGGCGTTGCTGGTAGTCATGATGTAGAAGATCTGGAAGCTGCTTTAGAAGAATTCGACGATGTCGAAGACGACGACGAAGAAGACGACGAATAAATTAATTTTAAACTGTAGTATTCAATTTGTATAAATACTAATTAAAAGAGGCAATTGTGAAATCTTTTAAAGAAATTAGGGAAGCTACTAATCCTGCTGGTGATGTGGTTTTTAAGGCAAAGGCTGGAGGTTCTATTAAGAACGTTAATGTCAGTGTCACCAAATCTGCAAAGGGATTTACAGTTATTATCGATGGCGATAAGCTCGATACGTTTAAGTCTGAAGGTGAAGCTATGAAAGCACTCAAGACAACGGTAAAAGAATTAGGCGGTAAGCTATAATGAAATTGATTACTGAGTTTAACGAACACCAAGAAGTTGTTTGTATTGTAGAAGCTAAAGACAATGGCGAAAAGTCATATGTCATTGAAGGAGTTTTTGCACAAGCAGACAAAAAGAATCGCAACGGCCGAATCTACCCTAAAGCCATTATGGAAAAGGCAGTCGGCAAATATGTTGCAGAACAAGTTAGCAAGAAGCGTGCTGTCGGTGAGTTAAATCATCCGGAAGGCCCAACTGTTAACTTGGATAAAGTTTCGCACCTCATTACTGACCTTCGTTTAGAAGGCAATGATGTTGTCGGAAGGGCACAAATACTGGATACTCCAATGGGTAGGATTGTAAAAGGTCTTCTCGAAGGTGGTGTACAGTTAGGAGTGTCAACTCGTGGTATGGGAAGTCTTGAGAGCAGAAACGGCATCATGTATGTCAAAGATGATTTTATTCTTAGTACAGTTGATATTGTACAAGATCCAAGTGCACCAAATGCTTTTGTTAATGGTATTATGGAAGGTGTAGACTGGGTTTGGAATAACGGAATTTTAGAGCCTCAAGTAATTGAAGAGATGGAGACTGAAATCAAACAAGCAACTATTGCGCATCGTCCAGAAGTGCAGATTCGTGAGTTTAAGAATTTCCTCTCGTTAATCAAATCTAAAATATAGGAGTCAATTATGACTGAACAAACTAAAGTCGACGTTGAACTTCACGATGAAGATATTAACGATATCGTGGAGGAAACTCTCGAAGAAGCTGAACAGCCTAAAGGCAAAGGCGTAGAAGTCAAAGCACCTAGCGAAGACGAATCTATTGCTTCTGTTGATAAGGCAGCCAAAGCAACAACTAAAACAAACTTGCCTAAGACTAAAGCTGGTATGATTAATGCCATGTATGCGTCTATGAACAAGATGAACAAAGAAACCCTTACAGCTGCATATGCAAAAGTATGTGAAGGTTTGGATGTTGAGCCAGTTGTTGTTGCGGAAAAGGCAGTAGATACTACTTCTGCACTTGAAGCAATGGTTGAAAATGAAGCTACTCTTTCTGAAGAGTTTAAAGAAAAAACTGCAATCCTTTTTGATAATGCCGTCAAGTCGAAGTTAACTGAAGAAGTTAGCCGCTTGGAAGAGCAATATAAAGAAGAACTTGCTGAAGAAGTTGCTTCAATTAAAGAAAATTTGGTTACGTCTGTAGATTCATACTTGAACTACGTCGTTGAAACTTGGATGGAAGATAATAAAGTTGCAATTCAGGCCGGTCTCCGTACTGAAATCGCTGAAAACTTCATGACTAAGTTGAAAGACGTATTCGTTGAATCGTATATCGAAGTACCAGAAACTAAAGTTGACCTAGTCGACGAATTGGCAGAACAAGTAGTTGAGTTAGAAGAAAAGCTTAATACAACTACCGGTACTGTTATTGCAATGACTGAAGAGTTAGAGACTTACAAGCGTAACTCTATTATCTCTGAAGCATGTCGCGACCTAGCTGACACACAGACTGAGAAGTTGAAGGGATTGGTAGAATCAATTGATTTTGATAGCGAAGAAGCTTTCGCTAAGCGTGTTGCTACTATCAAAGAATCTTACTTCTCTAAAGAAATCGTTGAGAAAGAAACTGTACTTGAAGACACCGACGCTGAAGTCGAAGTATCTTCTTCTATGCAGCACTATATCTCTACTCTAAGAAAAACCTCTAAAAAATAAGGATTCATTAAAATGAAATCATTTGATACTCTAATCGAAAAATGGTCTCCAGTACTTAACGAAGAAAGCGCTGGTACAATCAAAGATCAACAGCGTCGTGCAGTTACTGCCGTTATGTTGGAAAACCAAGAAATGGCTATGGCTGAGCAACGCTCACAAGAGTCTGGCTTCATTACTGAAACTGCTGGCAACAACACTGGTTCTGTTGGCCGTTGGGATCCAGTATTGATCTCTTTGGTTCGTCGTGCAATGCCTAACTTGATTGCATATGACGTTTGTGGCGTTCAGCCAATGTCTGGCCCAACTGGCTTGATCTTCTCTATGAAGTCACGTTATGGTGCTGGTTCAACTGGTGCTCCAGAAGCATTGTTTGGCGAAGCTGCTACCGGTTTCTCTGGCACCGGCGCTGTTAAGCAAGCTGATGGTTCTGGTTGGGAAGTTGCTGATTCTGCTGGCGCACGTGTTACTGATCTTGCTGCTTCTGGTATGACTACTGCAGAAGCTGAAGCTCTTGGAAACACTGGCGGTTCATTCGCTGAAATGGGTTTCACCATTGAGAAGTCAACTGTTACTGCTAAGAGCCGTGCGCTTAAAGCTGAATACAGCTTGGAACTTGCTCAAGATCTTAAAGCAATCCATGGTTTGGACGCAGAGACTGAGCTAGCTAACATTCTTTCTACAGAAATTCTTGCTGAAATTAACCGTGAAGTTATCCGTACAATCAATAGCCAAGCTAAGACCGGTGCACAACAGTCTAACGTAACTATTCCTGGTATCTTCGACCTTACTACTGATGCTGATGGCCGTTGGTCTGCAGAGAAGTTCAAGGGCTTGGTTGTTCAGTTGGATCGTGAAGCTAACGTAATTGCTAAAGAAACACGTCGCGGTAAAGGCAACGTTGTTATCTGTTCTTCTGACGTTGCTACTGCTCTTGCTGCTTCTGGCATGCTTGACTACAGTCCAGCTATGTCTTCTAACCTTCAGGTAGATGACACTGGTAACACTTTTGCTGGTGTTCTTAATGGTCGTACTAAAGTTTATATCGATCCATATGCTACTACTGACTATGTAACTGTTGGCTATAAGGGTACTAACGCGTATGACGCTGGCGTATTCTACTGTCCATATGTTCCATTACAGATGGTTAAAGCTGTTGGCGAGAATGACTTCCAGCCACGTATCGGGTTTAAGACTCGTTATGGTATGGCGTCTAACCCATATGTTGGTGCTACTCCAGCTGATGGTCTTGCTGCTGCTAAAACTAACCAATACTACAGAATTTTTGCTGTTCGCAATATTCTTGCTAGCTAAGTTAGAAAAAAAGAATCCTTTTAAGGATCATTTTAAGGGAGCTTCGGCTCCCTTTTTTTATGTCCGTTATATTCTATATAAATAGAGATATAATATAAAGAGGTGTTACATTATGGCAGTTACTGCTAATAAAGGGTTTTTACAACCAACAGGATTCAGCGTAGTTATCAATAAAGGATACTATGCTAACTTAGAGTATTTTGCTCAATCAGTTACCCACCCTGGTTCGAACGTACAGCCGGTTGAATTACCTATTCGGCAGATTACTTCGGTACCATTGGCTGGCGATAAAATCACATATACCGAATTAGAGCTAAGTATTATTTTAGATGAGGATATGACCAGCTATAAAGAGATGCAAGCATGGCTCGAGCGTACTGTATCTGCACCAACACGAAGCCGTTACGTAGAAGATGGCCCTAGCGTATACTCTGATATTACTGTTATTATACTTTCTAGTGCAAATAATAAAAACGTAGAAATAAGATACCAAGATTGTATTCCTACAAATATCAGTTCTATTGAACTGAATTCTACTACAGGAGATACTACATTTTTGACGTTTAATGCAACATTTAGATTTGCTAAATTTGAGATTATTTAATGCAAAGCTTTGCTATTAAAAACCAAGTAGTACTTGATATATTAGAAAAGTTTCGTTGTACATATTTAGAAAAGTATGATATAGTGAATATGAAGACAAATGGCGTCTTTGGTAAAGAGATTAAAGATCAGGCTGATTATTATACCGGTTCTGAGTTTATGAAGTCTATTATTAATATGGGTAGAAAACATGAAGGAGCTGCAGATAAATCCTATTCGCATGCAATAAAACCTGAACACTATTATGGTGATAGACAGAAAGAATATAAAAAGGATTGGATTGCATTAGACGAGGCTATCAAAACCGAATTGGGATTAGGTTCTAGCGCGTTGTCTCAAGTATATCCGCCGAATGGATTTATTGGTTGGCATAATAATGCTAATGCTTCTGCGTTTAATTTGATTTTTACTTGGTCTGAAACTGGAGATGGTTGGTTCAAGTATATAGATCCTAAGACGGGCAAATTAGTAAAAATGGATGATTCTCCTGGCTGGACGCTTAAAGCTGGTTATTTTGGCGAATATGGAAGCGGCAAAGTTGTATACCATGCAGCAAGGACATATTGTACAAGAATGACGTTATCATACGTACTAGGACACGACAAGGATTACTGGCAAGACTGTATTGACCATATAAATAATTATTGATTGAATTGAGAGAAACTTATGTTATTAGATTTACCTACAATATTGAGTATGTGGGAAAAAGATAGTGTTATCCCACAACACCAACTAGATGAAGTGTCCCGCACTACTCCTAATCTACATGCCAAATACTTGGCACAACTGGCTCTAGCCAAACTTCAACTTAAGCGCGAAGAGAACAAACAAAAGTCTTTATTAAAACTTAAGTGGGAATATTATAATGGAAAGATGGATCCTGATACACTTAATAGTGTAGGTTGGGTACCTGATCCATTTAATGGTCTAAAAATTCTTAAAGGCGACATGGACTACTATTACGACGCCGATCCGGAGATTCAATCATCAGAAGAAAAGATTGAATACTACAAAGTAATGATTTCTACTTTGACTGATATTGTCACTAATATCAATTGGAGACACCAGACAATTTCAAATATTATCCGTTGGAGAGCCTTCGAAGCCGGTGCTTAAGCGGCTAATAAATACATCATGGATAAAATTCAAGTCATTATGAAAGACCATGCTAACATGGCGATTCACTCACCTCCGTCTTGGGAACAGGAACTCAGAGAGTACTTTGCGTTTTTTGTTCCAGGTTATAAGTACATGCCCGCATACAAACGTAAGCAATGGGACGGTCGTGTAAAACTTTATAATATGGTGACTAAAGAACTTAACGTTGGGTTATACCAACACCTAAGAAAGTTCTGCGCTGATAGAATGTATCCTTTGGTAATTATAGAGCACCCTGAGTTTGGTATACCTTCTGCTAAGAATGAAATTGATCACCCAGCGCTGATTAAAGAAATGGCTTCTTGGGAACCTCCATTCGAACCTAGAGATTACCAGTACAAAGCAATTACTCATGGCATTGAACATAAAAGATGTATACTATTAAGTCCTACTGGATCTGGTAAATCATTTATCATCTATAACCTTATGCGATGGGCGATGAAACGTATCCATCATAAGAGTAAGACATTAGTCATTGTACCTACTACTTCGTTAGTAGAACAGATGTATAAAGATTTTCGTGATTACGGATATGATGTAGACGAAAATTGCCATATGATATACTCTGGCAAAGATAAGATAACCGAAAAACCTATAGTAATTTCTACGTGGCAGTCAATATATAAGTTTCCGGCCGAGTGGTTTGACGAGTTTGAAATAGTATTTGGAGACGAAGTACATTTATTTAAAGCTAAGTCTTTATCAACTATGATGAATAAATGCCGTAATGCGCAATATAGATATGGCATGACCGGTACGTTAGATGGTACTGAAACAAATAAATTAGTATTGGAAGGTTTGTTTGGTCCAACCTATAAAGTAACTACGACTGCAAAATTGCAAGAAGTAGGCGCGTTGGCCGAGTTAGACATATCGATACTACTATTACGTTATCATAATGATATATGTCATATGATGGATGGCAAGACTTACCAAGAAGAAATCGATTGGATTGTTACAAACGATGCACGGAATAATTTTATTTCTAAGTTAGCCGTAGATCAAAAAGGCAATACATTGGTTATGTTCCAGTTTGTGGAAAAACATGGTAAAGTATTGTATTCAAAAATACGAGCGCTAGTCGGTGAGAACAGAGAAGTATTTTATGTCTCTGGTGAAATTGATGCGCATGACCGTGAGCAGATCAGGGGTATTGTCGAAAAGTCTAAGGATGCTATTATTGTTGCCAGTCTAGGCACATTCTCAACTGGTATTAATATAAAGAACTTACATAATATTGTATTTGCTACACCTAGTAAGTCTCAGGTTAAAGTATTGCAGTCAATCGGTCGTGGTCTGCGTATGTCAGACAATGGTCAAATTACTAAATTATATGATATTGCAGATGATCTACACCATAATAGCTATAAGAATTTTACACTGCGTCATTCTGCGGAAAGAGTAAAGATGTACACCAAGGAAGGTTTTAAATTTAAAATATATCCTATCAATATGAAAGCCACCATGGATCTTAGCGATGACTAAGCTTGATTTGAGACAGTTTAAGTTGGTCAATAGTGACGAAATTGTTTGTGAAGTTTTGGAAGAAACCCCAGGTAGTATTATCATACGTAATGTCCTTAAGCTTACCTGGAGAGAGTCTAACGATGGATATAAATACTTTACGTTCAGTACTTGGATGATATATCAGGATCATCCTTTATCTGTGATGTTATTAATGATGAATCAGATTATTGCTTTTGCCAAACCTACTGATCAATTATGTGAAGAATATGGTATAGCTTTAAAGGCAATACAAGATGAGAGAAATAAAGAGAGTGAAGCTAAGGAAACAGATCAAACAGTACACGAAACTAGTGAAAAAATCATTCACTGAATTTGGTATACTGTCTCCTGGCAGATAACAATCTTATTATACCATGTTACGCAGTTTCTGTACATCTTTATTTTTTATTTTTTTAGTATGTACATTTTAGGTGAACTGGTGTATAATATACACATTAATGCAGTAACTTTATATTATTAATAGGAATGACTTATATGAGCGCGGCTAAACAACGTCCACATTATGTGAACAATAAAGACTTCAGTAATGCTGTCGTCGAATATGTCCGGCTTTTGCAACAGTGCGAAAAAGATAATTTGCCTAAGCCTATGTTACCTAACTATATTGCTGAGTGCTTCCTAAAGATATGTGAAGGTTTATCGCATAAGGCAAACTTCGTACGTTACACCTATCGCGAAGAAATGGTTATGGATGCAGTAGAAAACTGTCTAAAAGCTGTAGACAAGTTTGATCCGGATACTGCTACACGATCAGGTAATCTAAATGCCTTTTCGTATTTTACTCAGATTTCTTGGTATGCTTTCTTACGGCGTATTCAAAACGAAAAACGCCAACAAGACATCAAACTCAGATATATTGCTGAAGGTCCAATTGAAGACTTCGTGTTTTCTGCTGAAGATGTAGATCTAGATCCTAATATTGCAATGCCTTATATTGATATGCTTAGACAACGTATTGATACTGTCAAAGAAGCAGATAACCAATTTAAACAATACGCCAAAGAAGAAAAGAAGAGAAAACGCAGAGCAGTAAAAGTAGATTCTGACTTGTCCGACTATTTAGACTAATAACCGGTAAATATATTATGAAAATTGCTATCCTCAACGACACTCATTGTGGCGTTCGTAATTCATCTGACGTCTTTATGGATTATCAGGAAAGGTTCTATACTGATGTATTCTTTCCACATCTAAAAGAAAATGGTATCACTCAGATCTTGCATCTTGGTGATTACTATGACAATCGAAAAACTATTAACTTTAAAGCACTGAACCATAATCGTAAAATTTTCTTAGAAAAATTGCGAGAGTATGGTATTACTATGGATATTATTCCTGGTAACCACGATTGCTATTATAAGAATACCAACCATCTGAATGCCCTTAAAGAACTGCAGGGACATTATATGAATGAGGTTAATCTTATTGAAGAACCTCGAGTTATGGACTACGATGGATGCAAAATTGCTCTTATACCGTGGATCAATAAAGAAAATGAAGCAGAAACGTTAACTTTTTTAGAGTCATGTAAAGCAGATATTGTTGGAGCACACTTAGAACTATCTGGGTTTGAAATGGATCGTGGTTTAGAATGCCGTGATGGTATGTCGCCAAAGCCATTTGAAAGATTTGAAATGGTATTGACCGGTCATTTTCATGCTAAGTCTCAGAAAGGAAATATCCATTATTTGGGTGCGCAGATGGAGTTTTATTGGAATGATTGTGGCGATAAAAAATATTTCCACGTATTTGATACAAACACCCGCGAACTTGAACAAGTAGTAAATCCTCTCACGATCCATGAAAAAATATATTATGATCATGAAAAGATTAATTTGTTCGAAGATCTATCACGCGTAGATAAGAAGTTTGTTAAAGTCGTCGTTGTTAATAAAGGTGATCAGGCTACCTTTGAACGTTATATCGACCGGATTCAAAACCAAGCAATATATGAACTTAAGATTGTTGAAGACTTTAAACAATTTTTAGGTGATGCTGTCGGCGGTGAATTGCAAATTGATGATACCCAAGAATTAGTGCGTAAGTATATCGACCTAGTTGATACTGACCTAGATAAGAATCGTATTAAAACTGAAATGTCGAACCTTATGGTGGAAGCTCAAAACTTAGAGATTGCGTAAATTGAATCTTTCTGAATATAAAAAGCACGGTTATACCATATTACCTGATATGATCTCTAAGGAAGACCTTGAGACATGCAGGAATTATGGAATTAGACTTCGCTATTGGGTTAATAATAGAATTGGACAGCCCTGTGCATTCGGTCCACCTAGACATTGGCAAGGTGTTGCCTGTGCTGGTATGTATTATCCGGAATTATTTTCGGTATATACTTCTCCTCGTATGCACAGTATTGCTTCTTGGATATTAGAAACCGAGCCATATCTCTTTAATGACCAAATGGTTTACAAGTTGCCTTCAGACTCATTTGAGTTTCAATCGCATTATGATAACCAATATGGCCCAAATAAATCCGGAAAAATTCACACCGTAAATTGTTCTATTATCTTAGATGATTTCACTGAAGCAAATGGAGCTTTGACTCTTAAGTCCCAGTTCACTAAAAAATGGGAAACTATTTACCCAAAAGCCGGCAGTATAGTGTGTATTAATGGTAATACATATCATCACTCAGAACAAAATGTTAGTAATTTCCCTAGGGGATTATATGCATGCGTATATACCGAATCTCCTATAGTTTTAGATAATTTTTATACAGATAAATTTGAGGTATAGCATGGCAACAACTAATGATATAACTGGCGACAGTATCGCATCAAAAACTTTATCAGAGCAAGGAAGAGATAACTGGGATAATATTTTCGGTAAGAAAAAAACTATCAAAGAACCTACCGCTGAGGACTTGTCTGAAATAAACATAGACGTGTTTGATATTGCGTATATGGTAACTCGTCGTGTCAGCGTAACTGTGCCAGGCGATTTCCTAAGTGGATCCTATGTCATATATGATAACAAGGAAACAATACGTGATACTTCGTTTGATAATGCAGTCCGTCGTTTTTTGTGGGCTAAGTCGCAAAAATAAAGGTGTACATTTTGTGTTACTTGGTGTATAATATGCCATTAAGTACAACCTTTTACATTATGGATTAACTAATGATTATCTTCAAACAACTGAAGTATAAGAATTTCCTTTCTACCGGCAATAGTTTTACCGAAATTAATTTGCAATCGGCACCTACTACATTAGTGGTAGGTGCAAATGGTGCGGGCAAATCTACTATGCTAGATGCGCTATCTTTTGCACTGTTCGGCAAATCTCATCGCAAAATCTCTAAACCACAATTAGTAAATTCTATTAACGGCAAAGGTACTGTCGTAGAAATCGAATTTAGTATCGGTCAATCTAACTATAAAATTGTTCGCGGTATTAAACCTGGTATCTTTGAGATCTGGGTTAATGGGAAAATGATCGATCAAAGTTCTCATGCTAAAGAATACCAGCAAGTACTAGAGAAAAATATTTTAAAGTTGAACCACAAATCTTTTCATCAGATTGTGGTGCTAGGTTCATCTTCGTTTGTTCCATTTATGCAACTTACGACGTATCAGCGTAGAGACGTTATTGAAGATCTATTAGATATTAACGTATTTTCTAAGATGAATACTATTCTTAAAGAACAAGTTAGTTTGCTTAAAGCCGCAACACTTGATAATGCTCATATGATTGATGTTGCTCAGACTAGACTCGCTTCTCAGAAAAAATATATTCGTGATCTTACTGCTATTACTCTGGCTAGCCGAAAGTCTAAAGAAGATGAAATTGAGTCACTTGTCGTTGAAATAAACGATTTGACCGAAATCAACCAGCAGTTACAAGCTTCTATTAGTTTAGTTTTGCCTGAGTACCAGTCTGAACTGCAAAAACTTACTGACAAGCGTACAGTATTCAACAACTACGATCATACCTTCAAATCTCAGATAAAAACTATAGTTAAAGAAGCTAAGTTCTTTGACGATAATGATCATTGTCCTACATGCGATCAGGGCATTGCCGATGATTTGCGACATAGTAAGAAAACGGCAGCGCAGTCAAAAGCCAAAGAACTTAACGATGCTATGCAAAAAGCTGCTGAAAGTCTAGCCTCTATTGAAGTTAAAATAGCAGAGGTTACTTCTAAATTGCATAAAGTGCAGTCAGACCAGACTTCAATGTTCAGCAATACTAAAAGTATCACTATGCTGCAGCAGCAAGTGTTACGTTTGCAGAATGATATTACTTCATTGGGTGATACTTCTCATGATATGAGCAGTGCAAACAGCGAATTAGAGTCAATGAGTAATGAACTAGAAGAGTTACTTGAACAGAAATATGTATTAAACGAACAGAATTCGTATAACCAAGTAGCAGTAGAACTACTAAAAGATACCGGTATCAAAACCAAAATTATCAAACAGTACATTCCAGTCATTAATACTCTGACTAACCAGTACTTACAAATTCTGGATTTCTTTGTCCATTTTGATTTGGATGAGAATTTTAATGAAACCATACGGTCACGTCATCGCGATAGTTTTACGTATGATTCATTCTCAGAAGGTGAAAAGCAGCGTATCGATCTTTCATTATTATTTACTTGGAGACAAGTTGCTAAGATGAAGAACTCGGTTGCAACAAATTTGTTAATCCTCGACGAAACATTTGATTCATCTTTAGATGATGATGGTGTAGATAATCTGATGAAAATCATATATTCGTTAGGGGAAGATACAAACGTCTTTGTTATATCCCACAAAGCCGAACTAGAAGATGCTCATTTTGATAATAAGTTGGTCTTCTTAAAAGAAAAGAATTTCTCTAAACTAAAAAAAGTTGCATAAAGTTATGTACAATAATGTTGCATCAGTGTATAATACTTATTAAATTAACCTCAGGAATATATTATGGAATTGTCAGACCGCACACTATCGGTTCTTAAGAACTACGCTAGTATTAACCCAAACATTGTGTTCAACGAAGGTAATACCATTAAGACTATGGCTGTTGCTCGCAATATCGTTTCTAGTGCTACTGTTGAAGAAACGTTTCCACAGACTTTTGGTATCTATGATCTCAATGAGTTTCTTAACGTTTTGAATCTAGTAAAAACCCCGAATCTTTCTTTTGGCGATAACTATGTTACCGTTACTGATGGCGCCGGTCTATCGTCGATCAAGTATTTTTACTCTGATCCTGAAATGCTTACTGCTCCTCAAAAAGAAATCATTATGCCAGAATGTCAGGTTAAATTCACTTTGACTGCAGAAACTTTGGCACAGGTTAAACGCGCTGCCGGCGCTTTGGGTCACAATGAAATTGCTGTTAGTCCATCTAATGGCCATATCCGCTTGTCGATCATAGACTCAAAGGATAGCACTTCAAATTCGTTCTCTATTCTTACTGACGGCGAATATCCAGAAGGTATGGAATTTAACTTTATTATTAATGTAAATAACATCAAAGTTGTTAATGAATCATTTGAAGTATCAGTTAGTTCTAAGCTGATCAGTCAGTTTAAGAGTCTTCACTCTGATATTCAATACTTTATTGCACTAGAAAAATCATCTACTTACGGATCTTAATATTATGACACAACAACAAGAACAACTTAACGAATTGGCCAACCGCGTTTCACGCTCTACTGTAGCGGTCATTGATACTGTAGTACAGCGCGGTGGCTTTAAAGGTGAAGAATTATTGACTATTGGTCAACTTCGTGAACAGGCAATTCAAGTAATTACATTATTTGAACAGCTTCCTATCGAAACTACGGCTAGCGACAAATAATATCTGTTACCGTGCTGTTAGATCAATTGGATAGATCACCTGCCTTCTAAGCAGACGGTTACAGGTTCGAATCCTGGTACGGCNCACCACCTTATTATTGAGAANTTAATGATGAATACGTTAATACGTAATGCATTGCAAACGCCGGATGGCACTATTATAGCCTCAGTATATCAGCATGATTATAATCAGCATATAGATGCTAATGGAAAGCTGTATTTCGTCGACGGTGGTCTGCATTATGCTAGATGCAGCGCAAATGGAGACGAGGTATATCTGCAGGTATGGTCAGACGATCCTCATGAAACAGTACGTCTTACCCTGCAATGGGAAAGCACCGGCACTTATGGTACAGAGTCACCACGACGTAA